GGTCCTGCTGGTGCACCTGGTCCTGCTGGTGGACCTGGTCCAGACGGTGGACCTGGTCCTGCTGGTGCACCTGGTCCTGCTGGTGGACCTGGTCCAGATGGTGGACCTGGTCCTGCTGGTGCACCTGGTCCAGACGGTGGACCTGGTCCTGCTGGTGCACCTGGTCCAGACGGTGGACCTGGTCCAGACGGTGGACCTGGTCCTGCGGGTGGACCTGGTCCAGATGGTGGACCTGGTCCAGAAGGTCCACCTGGCCCACCTGGTCCTCCTGGTGAACCTGGCCCTCCTGGCCCCGAATCAGATGCAAGATTAAAAGATAATCTTGAAATTATAACAAATAGTACAGATATTATTGAAAAAATAAATACCTATACATTTGATTGGAACGAACTTATAAATGATCCAAATCGAGTAGGCAAAAGAGATGTCGGCGTTATTGCTCAAGAAGTAAGTGGATTATGGAATTTTGCTGTAAGAAATCCATCTTCATCTAATTCTGTTAGCGGAGCCAAAGAAGAATATTTGAGAGTTGATTATTATAAATTTATTCCTCTTTTACTGTCAGCCGTAAAAGAACTTTCTCAAGAAGTAAAAAAATTAAAAACAGATTTATAAAATAATTGAAAAATATCTTTTGAAGCAATATCATTGTTTGTGATAACAAACTATGCTTTATTTCCAGAAACTTTAACAGAAAAATTCTGTGATCTTGTATGCGAAGTTGCTTACCAATATCCAGAACAAGAAGCTACACTCTATAAAGAGAGATCGATAAATAAAAATTTTAGAAGTAGTACAGTTAGATGGATAAATGAGCATAAACATCCAGAAATTAACCTTATATTAAATTCGTATGTAAATAGTGCGAATTTAAAACATTTTGGGTTTGATATTTCTCTTGGGCCAGCTGCATTTCAATATACAGAATATAGAGGAGAAAGTAATGATCATTTTAATTGGCACATAGATTGTCTATATGACAACAGTCCAATTTCGGACAGAAAATTAACTTTATGTGTACTTTTAAATGATCCTTCCGAATATGAAGGCGGAGTATTTTGTTTGGACAATGTAGCTCCAAAATTTGATCCAAATGGATATTCTAAAAAAGGCTCAATGATAATATTCCCGTCTTATTGTAGACATTGTGTGACTAAGGTAACAAAGGGTATCAGAAAAAGTTTAGTAATATGGTATAATGGTCCAAGATTTAGATAAAATGACTCCAAAATTTAGTGTTGTTTTAATAGCTAGAAATGAAGAAAAAACCCTTCCTAAATTAATAAATTCGCTTTCTGAATTTAAACAAAGAGGCGGGGAGATAATTCTTGTTGATACAGGCTCAAAAGATAATACTGTTAGTGTAGCTAAAGAACTGGGTTGCAAAGTAACAGAAGTTGGAGAAAAATTTATTAAAGTTATTGATGCAAATTTAGCCAAAAAGATTAATCAAAAATTTATTGTTGATGATGAGCCAGAAGTCGTTAAACCAGATTCAAAAGTTTTTGATTATTCAGCAGCAAGAAATTTCGCCGCAGAATTGGCGTCTAATGATTTTATAGCAATGCCAGATTGTGACGAACAGTATACAAAATTAAACATAGACGAAATAAATAAAAAAATAGAAGCCGGTGAACAGCAATTTGAATATAATTTTGTTTATAGTCACGATCATAATGGCAATGAGGCGATAAAATTTATTCATTCAAAATTTTATAATAGAAAATTTTTAAAATGGGTAGGTATAATCCATGAAGTTTTACAGGGGAATGTAAAGAGACATTTTTTTAATGAAAATATTATTAAACTAGAACATTGGCAAATTCCTTCGGAAAATAGATCTAGATATTTAGCTGGATTAGCTTTGGACTGTTATTTAAATCCAGATAAAGAAAGAAATTCTCATTATTTTGCCAGAGAAATGTTCTACAATAAAATGTGGAAATCAGCTTCAAAAGAATTTGAAAGACACATAAATATGAATAAATGGCAAACTGAACGTGGACAATCTATGGTTTTTCTAGGTGACTGTTTAATAAATTTAAATAAAATAGAGGATGGACTTCAAGAGTATCATAGGGCGATAATTACCGGGCCACAAAGAAGAATAGCTTTTTTAAGACTAGCTGCTTTTATGATGAAAAATAAAGATTTTATTAGGGCTATAGCTTATGCAAAAGCATCATTAGAAATTCCTTATTTGGCTTGCTATACAGAATCTATGCCTAATTATAGTCATGAGCCCCATTATTATTTATATCATTCTTATGGTTGGGTTGGCGGCAAAGTAAAAGAAGCTAAATATCATAATAATATCGCTATAGACTTGGATGTTCAAAATGAAAAATATCTTCGTGACTGGAAGTATTATAATTATTGCCCAAAAGTATCTATTGTAATTCCAACTTTAGGCAGAGAAGACTCTTTAAATAAACTATTAGAAACAATCAAAGCAAATGCTAATTATGATAATTATGAAGTAATAGTTGAAAAAGATTCGTTTGAAAATAGACGAGGGGTTTGTAAAACATTTAATACTGGAGTAGAAAAATCTACTGGAGAATTAGTAATGTTTTTAGGCAATGATTGTTTGCCCCAAAAAAATTTTTTAATTCATGCCGTAAGAGACATGTCAAAAAAATTTGAAAATCTTGATGGCATGATAGCTTTAAAGACAATTTTTAAAGCTGAAGATGGATATAAACAGTTTACAAATGAAAATAGTTCTCATTTTTTGATTTCAAAAAAACTTTTGCCATACGTTGAAAATAAATTTTTTAACCCAGTTTATAATCATTATTTTTGCGATAATGAATTAGCAGAAATATCAAAATCTATTAATAAATTTTCTGAATCACAGCATTCAGTTATTTTGCACTGCAATCCTCATCATAGTTTTGATATCAAGCACGATGAGGTTTCTAAAATCTCTAATTCTTTTTTTTACAAAGATCAAATTACATTTGCGCGAAGAATGAAAGAATTAGGATTTTATAAAAGCCTAGTTGAAAAATATCCTAATTTGATCTCTGTATGAAAAATTATCCAATTAGGGCTGTAATTGTTGGAAAGGGAAAGAGTGCAAAATTCTTAAAAAAAGAAAATTATGAAAATGAAATTCTAGTTGCAATTAATCAAGCCGCTTTATTTATAGATTACCCAGATTTTATATTTGCTAATGACATAGAGGGACTAGAAGGCATTTCTGAAGAAAAGTTTCTAAATACAAAAAATTTAGCAATACCAGAATATCCGCACTATAAATTAAAACCTAATATAAATATTAAATTTGATTGTATTTCTAATAAATGCAAAAATAATTTAATAATATATAATATATGTTCGTGTCCAAGAAGAAATGATAGTTTTCCGTATATTGATCATCCAGTTATTTCAACTGGAGATACGGCGATTGCATTTTTTGCTAAATTTTTAAATATCAAAAATTTTGAATTATATGGCATAGCTTCAAAAGAAGAATATCATGAAGATATTCTTCATGCCGCAACAGAAGAGTCTAGAAAATTTTCAAAAACTTGGGATAAAAAAAGAATTGCAGATGTTTTGAATAGCATAAATGTATTGAAAGCAAGGTATAATTTAAATATAAATATAAACTAATATTAGTATTCGACCTTCACTCTACTTGATTCATAATTCTTCTTCATTATTAAAGAAGGATGCTTTTTACCCTTTGTCTTTTTAGAATAATCGCTTAAAAATTTTTCTTTAATTGGATCTTGTCCGCCATGCTCTTTTGCTCGCCTTTCACTAAGTTCATTGCTCTTATCTAATAGATCTCCATAAGTGCCTTTCTTATTCTTTGTGGCATCAATGAATGCCACTGGGTTATTGGCGTCTATTTGCGAGTCTACGGCGGCATTAGGTACTTGGAATACTCTTTTCCATTCAAGTCCATTTTCGTCGACATATGAGTGCTTCTCGTTCATTCCTTGAAGCACATCGATTGTTTCTCCGGTCTCTGGGTTCTCGTAGGTATAAAGTGGCATATTTTATATTAACAAAAAAGCCGCTTTTTCAAGCGGCTTTGAGGTTATTCAATTTTAATTGTCCTTGGTCTAGTTGATTGTTTGTATGGAATTTTAATTTTAAGTTCTCCGTCTTGCATAGTGGCTGTGGCCTTGGTCAAATCAAATGAATCGCAAACATCATACGTCTCTTCGTATTTGTCGTTGCCTTTCTTAGCTTCAATTTTAAATGAAGAATTAGACTCTGTATAAGTGATATTGACGTTATTTTTAGCGAAGCCAGCAAGGGCTACTGTTACTTCTGCGCCCTCATCCGTGATGGTCGGCGAAGAATAGTTCCTGAGACGGAAGTTACGAGATGAGTTGGTTGTATAAGTTAATGTTGTGTACATGGTTTATAGGGTTAGGCTTATTAGATAGCAAAGGCTATGCCACCAAACTTCAGAGGGAGCCGCCAGCAACTTTCTCTAAAACTGGAACAATTTGGCTCATAGTATTGCCATAAGTAAACTTTTTGCCCAGTTCAATACCGTGCTCATTCTTTCTCCCAGCTTCTACCATAGCAACAGCAACTTCCATTTTGTAAACAGCCTCTTCTTCGTCAAAATCATATATTGAACCTTGATTAAAATCAGATCCTTTCTTAAAAAAGATGCCGTCATAAGCTTCAATTTTATTTAAAGGCTTTACGAGCAAAGCGTTGTCTGAGTTAGCCCAATCGGTATGGCTTGTAGCATTTAAAACAACGCTCCATTTTCCAAGACAGGTCGCATTAAATGCAGGTAATCCCCATCCTTCGGCACCAGAAAGACCGCTTAAATCAATATCAGCAGAATTTAAAACATCATTTACCTCAGAGTTTGTCGCGACATATGGTAAAATATTAATATTTGCAGCAAGAGATTTGTAACCGATTAGTAGCTTTTTCATTAACTCTTTATCTAAAAATGGATTAAGTATAGAACAAGAAAGCTGATACTTAGGATCATTGCCAAATTTTTTGGCCCAAAGCTTAATTATCTTGTCTGTATGTTTTCTTTTTTCAAATTTGCCCATTAACAAAAAATGAATTTTGCCTTCTAGGTATTTTTTACCAGTAGGTTTAAAACATTCGTCAAATCCTAATGGAGCAGAAAAAATATTACTGGCTCCGGTTGATTTAAAAATTTCTGATGCGTAAGAGCTAGAAAAAATAGTGGCATCTTGAAGATTAACTAACGATTTTTCAATATCAGTTGGTTGATCAAGTTCATAAAAAGAAAACAAAATCTGTTTTGATGAAATCCTCTTCTCAGCTCCATTAATATGCCAAAGTTTTAATGACACAGCATCTTTAGATAATTTAGAGTACCTTGTTTCAATAAGTGATTTGATCCACTTGTGAAATTCAGCATCCGCCTTATCAAAGGCGCTAAGATCTGGATTGCTTATTGGAAAATAAGCAATTTCGAAACTTTGGTCTCGTTGATTCAACCTATAAAGTTCACGAAGAATATTATAGGCGACGTTTCCAAACGAAATTTGGTTTAATGGAGCTTCGAAGATTATCTTCATCAGATTGGAATATCGTCGTCGTCTTGTTGTGAAGAAGCTTTTGGAGCAGTCTTTGAATAAGACTTTGCTGATGCTTTAGCCGCTGGGCGTGGAGCATCCGCTTCTTCATCTACTGATTCAGCATCCTTCTTTTTGCCGCTATTAATAAAGTTAATCTTTTCTGCGACAATAGAAATCTTGCTTTGCTTTTGTCCATCCTTTTCCCAAGAGTCTTGCTTAAGACGACCAACAACAGAAAGCATACTTCCTTTTTTAACATGCTTTTCAGCAAACTCCGCTTGCTTTTCCCAAACATCAACATCAATAAAAAGAACCTCTTTATCGTTCAGTGGATTATTTACTGCCATGCGAACAGAAGCGACCTTCTTGCCAGAGTTAGTGGCGCGAATAATTGGGTCAGCTACGGCGTTTCCTGCGATTGCTACTACATTAATCATATTTTTTTTGATAAGTTTTCTTTAGCTTTTTGAAGGCTGAATTGTGGACATTTATACAACCTTGAATCGATAAGTCAAGCTCTTTCGCGATTTTTCTCCAAGGAGTCAGCTTTTTTTTGCCATTTAAATATCTCATTCTAAATATTTTTGCGACACGTTTATCGTCAAAAGATTCAATATGAGAAAATATTTCATTTAAAATTTGATTCTCGCTCTGTTCTTCGGTTTCGCTTGTTTCAAAAGCGCAGTCAAAATTTTCATCTATTTGTTGGTGGCGTCTTTTGTTCGAAGAGTTTAAACAAAGCCATCTTGTACAATTACCAAGATATGTTGAAAATTTTATATTTCGTTTTTCGTCATAAGATTGAACTGCATCGTATATATGCGATTCTTTGCTATTCAATAAATCATAAAAATTATCAACCGCAGTTTCTCTTGGCGCGTAGCTATGAATCATTTGGAGATAAATACCAGAGTGACGATTTACAATCTCCTTAAAACAAATGCTGTCGCCATTTGATCTTACCTCTTCGATAAGCTCAAGGTCGTTCATTTGTTCTGGCATCAATCTCATGAGCCAGTCCTTTCGCCAAAGCCAGCTAATCCGCGATCAGATTCGTCAAGCGATTCTGTTTGATGCGCGGAGAATGTGAACATTGGCATGAATATAAGTTGCCCAATCTTATCGCCCTTTTTGTAAATCAAAGAGTTCTTTGAAAATCTTTTGCCCAAAAATCTAAATCTAAGCTTGATTGTATTTCTGTAACCAGCATCAATAACTCCAACTGAATTCGCCAAAGCAAGTTCGTATTTGCTGATACTGGAACGAGGAAACAGCAGAGTATAAAATCCATTTGTCGGTTGAAGCACGACACCAGTGTCGTATTCGATATATAAAATGTTTTTCTTTTTGTCGTCAGAATAAACAATTTCTGGATCGGAAGAAGCAACCAAATCCCAACCAGCATCTCCCTTGGCTGGAGCGATCAGATTGTTTTCGAATCCATTTTTTAAAACTTTGAACGATGTTTGTTCCATGACTTGAATTTCGCACAGATTCTAAAAGTTGTCAATCCGTTTTCAACAAATCGCGCAAAGCGCAATAAAAATACGAAGTATTTTTATTAAGAAAGGGGGATGGGGATCAAGGGATAGTTTGGGGGGATAATAGTGGGGGGAGTCTGAGGGGGGGGAAAGAAGGGGGGAAAGAAAGGGATAAGGGGAAGGGGGAAAACGGTGTAAATTTAAAATTATGGCCAATTCGCACAGGGCTCCAATAATTATTTTCTTCGCAACATTTTTATTGAGTAGCTTCCTTTTGTACGAGTTCCATTGGAAGAATTATGTCGCAAGTGACTTGTTCAAAAAGTATTGCGCATCTGACGAAGCAAAACCTATAATTATAAGAGACTCTAATGTAGATAATGAATTAAATATAGGCGGACTAAAGTCTTCCCCACAGCCAAAACATTCGTTTATAAGCGATTCATTTGAAAATGAAAAACTAGAAGATCTTTTATTTTTATTTGGTTTACCTAAAACAGCAACAATTTTATTTAGGGATGAAAAATATTCCTTTATAAATCTTGAGTATCTTGATCGTTATAGCAAATGGTGGATCGATTTCTTAGATAAAAATAAATTAAAATTTCATGAAAACTACTTTGATTGCGATAATTATTCTGACCTTTTTATGGTCTTATTTATATTATCTAGTAAACGATATGAGCTTTCTCAAAAGTCACAAATAGCATGTGGAACTTTAATAGTAGAAACTCAAGAAACTTTTGCAGGAATACCAGCACAAACAAATAGCTGGCATTCATTAAATATCATATGGACTGATGTAGGGTGGTTTGTTATAGAGCCTCAAAATGGAGTTTATATAAGCCTTAGCTCTTATCCTAATAAAAAGGGCATAAAGGCAGTAATATTTTAGTGTAAAATAATCATATGGAACTAGACTTTTCTAAACAAATATCAGAAGCTGGCAAAACTGGTCTCTGGGAAAACATCAGAAAAAAGAAAGAAAGAATGGGCAAGAATTATCGCCCTGCTAAACCCGGTTCTCCAGACAGACCAAGCAAAGAAGCTTGGAAAAAAGCTCAGGCCGCAATTGAGGCTACTTACACAGAAGCCGAGAAGAAAACGCTTAACAAGCCATTCCGTCTTCCATCTGGTTCCAAAAAGAAATTCGGCGTTTATGTTAAGAATCCAAAAGGTAATGTTGTAATGGTAAAGTTTGGCGATCCAAATATGGAGATCAAACGCGATGATCCAGATCGCCGTAAGAATTTTCGTGCTCGCCATCAATGTGATACCAATCCTGGTCCTAAATGGAAAGCTCGCTACTGGTCTTGCAGAATGTGGGAAGGCGGCAAATCAGTTACTCAAGTAACAAAAGGCTCTTTGGCTCAAGAAATGATGCAGATGGAGGATGATGTTTATGAGCAACAAAATCTTTTAAACGAGAATCCAAATCTTACTGAAGCTCCAGAAGTTGAAGATCCAAATGAAGAGATGGTCGATTATCACGAAGAGGCTGTAGAAATGGCCATGATTAATGTTTCTTCGATGATGAAAAAGCTTCAAGAAATTCAAGCTCTTATTCAAGGTGGCGGTGAAGCTCCAATGGAAGCTACTGAAGCTTGGGTTGCTGCGAAATTAACTATTGCTGAAGATTATATCTCGACAGTACATACCTATCTTTCTGCTGAAAATTCAGAATAAGTAGAATTTTTCTTCCATACAATAACATTATTGTATGGAAGTTAAATATCCTAATTGGTTTAAAGTAACAGCTGAATATAATTTCAATAAGTTTTTGGCGCATTTTAAAAATGAGCCAAATTTGAATTTTTTACAACTTGGCGTTTATACAGGAGATGCCAGTCTTTGGATTATTGAGAATATCTTTTGTAAAGAAAATTGTCTACTTACAGATGTTGATACATGGCTTGGCTCAGACGAAGAAATTCATCGCAGAATGAATTTTGATGAAGTTTTTTCTATATATAAAAATAAAATTCAAAAATATTCTTCTTTAGTAAATACAAAAAGACAGGACACCGTTTCTTTTTTACGGTCTAATATAAATATTCAACCTAATAGTTTTTACGATTTTATTTATATAGATGCTGATCATAAAGCTGCAAGTGTTTTAGTTGATGGCGAACTATCTTGGCGGTTGCTAAAAAGCGGAGGCATAATGGCATTTGATGATTATAATTGGGGAATGAATTTACATGAATTTCAAAGACCAAAACTTGGTATAGATATGTTTTTAAATAAACATTTAAAAGAATTAGATGTTTTATCAGTAAATCAACAAGTTTGGGTAAAAAAGCATTGAATGTTTTAAAGATCGAGATATGATTTCTGTATGCGAAACTATTCCGACATCACTTTAATTCCACGTTTCTTTGGCGGCAGAAGCAGATCAGAAATTGACGTTTCTTGCCACTTCCTAAACAAGCAGTTTAAATTGCCGGTGGTTCCATCAAATATGTCCTCTGTTATTAACGAGGATATTGCTAAGTACCTTTCTTTCGAGAATTACTTTTATATCATGCATAGGTTCTTCAAAGAGCCTGATGGCAATATGAAACTGTTAAGAAGAATGAATGAACAACTTTGGCCAATTATCAGTATTAGTGTTGGCGTTCAACAAAGCGACAAAGACTTTATCAAAGAAATTGCAAAAGAAAAACTGAATGTAGATTTCATTACCGTTGATATTGCTCATGGCGATAGCCAATTAATGAAGAATATGATTTGGATTATCCAAGAATATCTTCCTCAAGTTAAAATTATTGCTGGCAATGTTTGCTCGGCAGAAGGGGCTTATTATCTTACGGAATGGGGCGCTCACTGTGTTAAAATCGGAATTGCTCAAGGCGGCGCTTGTTCGACCTACGGCAAAACTGGATTTGGACTTCCAATGCCATTGACGGCTTGGCATATTTACAAAGACTGGAATAAGGATAGGTTTCCTATCATCATCGATGGCGGCATAAAAACAAATGGCGATATCGCAAAAGCAATCGCACTAGCTTACCAAGCTAGTTCAAAAATGCCTACAAATAAAGATGGCATTATTCTCGACGTTAAAAGAAGCTTGCCACAAGTTATGGTTATGGCTGGATCTCTTTTTGCGGCGTGTGATGATTCGCCAGCAGACAGAGACGATTACGGCCAAAAGCATTATTATGGATCTGCCTCGGCAAAGCAGAAGGGCCATAATAAAAATGTTGAAGGCTTTGAAGTTATGCTTCGCGGCAACGATATGACTTATGCAGAAAAGCTAAAAGAAATAGAACAAGATTTGCAAAGCGCAGCTTCTTATGCCGGTGGTAGTTTATTTGATTTATGCAATGTTGAGATAGTTAATTTGAATCAATGAATAAATGCAAACTATTAGTAACATGCGCCAATACTAATTCTCAAGATAGGTCTAAAAAATATATTGAATCCTTTAATAGCATTTTTGCCTTTAAAGAAAAGTTTCTAGATATAAATATATTAGAAACCATATCAATTAATAATTGCGAATATTATGAAAAATGTTCTTTTAAAAAAGAATTTTCAAATATAGGAAATTTATATACCGACAAAGGATATAATTGGTTAAATCATGTAAAAGCCTTTTTGGAAAAAAGCGATCATGAGGATTATATTTTTTTAACTGGGCGCTACTTATTATTAAATGATGATTTAATAAATATAGTTGATTTTTACAAAGATTATAAATTAATCGCTAAAAATGATGCTGATGTCTACGGACACGGCAATGGAGTTCATATGTTTTATTTTTATTTTCAAAAGCAGATATTTATGGAATTTTATAAATTTTGCTTCTTTGATCAAGATAGGCAAACGCCAATAGAATGGAAATTAAAAAGATTTATGGAAAAAAGAAATGATTGTTTAATAATTCCTAGTTCAGTCTCTATAGGAGTAGAGGCCAGAATTTCTTCTGGAATAATTCAAAAAGTATAATGGCACACAAAGAACAAATAAATTTCGTTTTATCTGTAAAAAATAAATTTCCACAATATTTCAATAATATTAAAGCACTTGGAATTGGAACCTTTAATGTATGTGGAACAGAAAATGTTTTTTTTGAAAACTCTAAATTTTTAGGATTAGATATAGGACCAGGCGATGGGGTTGATATTATCTGTCCAGCGCAAGACTATGATGCCCCAGATAATTCTTTTGATACAATAATTTCATGTGAATGCTTTGAGCATAACCCATTTTATAAAGAAACGATTATTAATGCCATAAGGATGTTGAAGCCAAATGGTCTTTTTCTTTTTACCTGCGCTACGACAGGAAGACCAGTTCACGGTACAAAAACATCAGATGAAATAGATAAACTTAAACATAAAAAATGGATAACTATGCCTAATGTTTTTTTGTCTGGATGGGACAACGAATATTATAAAAATTTAACAGAAGATGATATAAGAAAATGCGCCGATTTTGATGCGTTATTTTCTAAATACGAATTTTCAGTCGAAAATAATCATCACGATTTATATTTTTGGGGAATAAAAAAATGAAAACTGTAATCGTAACTGGAGTAACAGGTCAGGATGGCAGCCATATGGTTGATTATCTATTGGCTAATACCGATCACAAAATTATCGGAGTAGTTAGAAGACTCAGCGTTCCTAATCATGAAAATCTTAAACATATAAATGATCAAAGATTTGTTTTGGCAGACGCTGACATTTGCGATTCGCAAAGTATTACGACTTTAATTCAAAAACACAAGCCAGACTATTTTATCAACTTCGCTGCCAACTCTTTCGTTGGGTCAAGCTGGGAGATGCCTTTGAATCATATGACTACAAATTGTTTAGCAGTCATGTTTCAGCTTGAGGCTATTAGAAAGTTTGCGCCATCTTGTCGTTATTACAACGCAGGTTCTTCTGAAGAGTTTGGAGATGTTCTGTATATGCCTCAAGATGAGCGTCACCCATTGCGCCCAAGAAGTCCGTATGGAGCTTCAAAAGCGGCAGCTAGACATATTGTTAAGGTATGGAGAGAATCTTATGGACTTTATGCCGTACAGGGTTGGCTCTTTAATCACGAAGGAACCCGCAGAGGTTTAGAGTTTGTTACTCGTAAAATTAGTTTTAATGTTGCAAGAATTAAAAATGAAATCCTTCTCGGTCTTGGAGGAGGGCAAATGCTAAAGCCAAAGCCGCTTGAACTTGGTAATCTCTTATCAAAGAGAGATTGGAGCGATGCAGAAGATTTTGTTGTTGGTGTTTGGTTGATGCTTAATCAGGACATTCCTAGAGAATATGTATTGTCATCAAATGAGACTCATACCGTAAAAGAGTTTGTTGAATTAGCTTTTGCGGCAGCAGGAATAGAAGGTGTTTGGCTTGGAGATCCAGGAACAATTAATGAAGTGTTTATTCATAAGGAATATAAGTATCCTTTGGTGGTAGTTAATCCTGCATTTTTTAGACCCGCAGAAGTTGACGTTCTCCTTGGAGCATCTGATTCAGCAAGAAAAGATTTAAACTGGAAACCGCAAACATCATTTTATAGGCTAGTTAAAAAGATGGTGGATAGTGATTTACAAAAGCTACTTGACAAAACAGACTAAGTATGTAAAATCTTCAAAGTATGAATAATAATATTAATTCAAATAATAGTTCTCGACTCTTCAAGAGCGCGCTTTTGATTGCGACCCTTGCTTTTGCCAAGGCTTTCGCAGTTCCAAGCACAGCACCCACAAATATGCAAGTGACGCCAGGTGTCACGTTCCAGCTATCTGGAACAAACCTGTCATTTACGGCTCCAGATCGTTCTGTAATTAATTGGAGTAATTTTGGCAGTGGTTCTGATACTATCGCCGCTGGAGATGTAATTTCATACCGCCTTCCATCAAGTAGCTCAAGCATTTTGAATGTTGTAAACGGAACTTCTACTACAACAATCAATGGAGCGATTGAATCTAATGCTAATGTTTATATTCTCAATCCAAATGGAATCATTGTCGGTAACGGTTCTAGAATTGATGTTGGTCGTTTAACACTAAGCACCGTTGATAGCCCATTCGCCGGTCAATTTGCTTTCTTGAATGATGGCAAGCTGCCAAGCGAAAGCGGAACTCGTACAGCCTCTGGAACAGTAACAATTGCCTCTGGAGTTAGTACTGGTAATGTAGTTGCCCTCACCAAGGATATTTCTATTTCAAACTTTTTGTCTTCTGGTAACATCACTATCTCAGCAGATGGAAATGTTTTAATCGGTGGTGGCTCTGGTACGGTTTATAACACTGGATCTATTACGGTAACCAATCCAACAGGAAATACGACAATCGGTTCTGCTGGCGCTAATGTTATCGCAAGCAATGGAATCTCGGTAACCAGTACCAGCGGTTCTATTTCAACAGTAGCGGGAGCAAACATCAATTCAAATAGAATTTCACTGGTATCATCTACTGGTGATATCACTGCCGCAAATCTTTCTTCTCCTATCGTATCTGTTGCTGGTAAAAATGTTACTGTTGGATTTGCTGGAGCGGCTAATCCATCCGTAGCTGTCACAGCAAATGGTACAGTTTCGGTAACTTCTCCAAGTTCGTTGACCGTATCCTCTCTTGCTAATGAATCTGGAGCGTCTTCCATTACCGCTTCTGGTAAACTTACTCTTGGCTCTATTCATGTGGCGTCATCTTTGCCAACGGCTTTTTCTGGGCAATCTGTAGTTGATTCTGTCGATAGCGTTTTCATTTACGGTCCAGCATCTTTTGCTGCTACAGCAGGGGATGTTTCAGTAGTAAAAAACAACCATAGCTTTGGACCAGTTAGCGCAGCAGCTACAGGTAATGTAACCATTTTTGAGGCTGGAGCAATGAATATGAATAATATTCGCGGAACAAATGTTAGTCTTAAAACAAATGAGTTCGCATTTCAAACCCCAACAACAGCCTCACTTCTCGCCACAAAACTATCCCTCGTCGCGTCATCTACGGTGGCATTTTACACTGGAACAATTTCTAACGGCCTTACCATTAATACACTTGGTAACGTTGATCTTGGAAGGCTTAGTTTAGCAACAAATTTAAATAATGTTGCCCCCACTGTTGTTACCGTAGGAGCAGTTACAAATCCTGCACCATAATTAATGAAAATCATTTTTAGAGCCTGTGACGTTGTAAATAGTCTTCACGGAAGCGTTGATGGGTCTTTTAATCCAAGACCTTTCAATCTTCCAAAAAAAGAAATCATAAAAATTGCGGCAAGATCTTTAAAAGAATCTGTCCAAGGCTCTAATTATGAATTTTATTTGGTTGGTGATAGAGTATCAGATGATACATGGTCATTCTTGAGCAATCTTTTGAATCCAGTTTATTCTTTTAACTCCAAAGAAAAACTTGGAGACGGAGGCAGTCTTTTGCATTGCTCAAGATTGGCTATGGATTTCGCAGACGAAGATTTAATTTATTTTGCTGAAGATGATTATCTTCATAATCCGCAGACTTTTTTATCTAAATTAAATGCCTTTCTCAAGTTTTCTGAAACCAATCTTTCTAACCCTTGGTTTATCCATCCTACTGACTATCCAGACCAGTATGGTAGATTATTGAATAGGTGTTATATTTTTCAAACTGAAACTGGATATTGGCGAGAGGTCTTTAATACCACCCATACATTTATGGTGCGCAAAAAAGACTATGCGAAGTTTGTAGATTTTTTTAGAGAGTGTCATGCCGAAGACGGAAATGACGGTAAGCTTTCTACGATCTTTGGCAAAGAGGCTTTTTGTTTTTCTCCGCTTCCTGGAATAGCCACTCATATGCATAGCGGCACATATTCTAATTATGTTGACTGGTCAACAATGATCAAAGATTTTGCCTCAGAAGGTATTGACTTTAATCAGACTTAGTGCCATCAATGGTAGATGGACAGATCAAATAAAGTTCAACTTATCGGAATTTATGGCGATGACCTTACTCACGCTTGTTCTGCTTGGACATCAACCAGCAGAGAGATTAATGAGGAGAAAAAGGGCCGAGTGGGCAATCTACTCAAAATGCTTGCGGAAAATGGACACCACACCCCCTTTGAAAAATCCTCCCTGCATTTTCTAGTTAATACGGATATTGCTTCTCATATCCATATTATCAAGCACCGTATTGGTGTATCAGTCAACGGTGAGTCTGCCCGATATAAAGAGATAAAAGAGGATGAATTTTTAATACCCCAAGATTGGCCTGATTCTTGGAGGGATATTCTTACATCTTATACTGAAAGAGGTCTTGATCTTTATCATAAATGTATTGAAGATCTAGTTCAGAATCATGGCTTTGACCGCAAAAGAGCCAAAGAATCGGCTAGGTTTTTTAGGCCATATAATACGCAAATCGCTGCTGATGTGATGTTTAACTGGCGTTCTTTTGCTCACTTTTTAAATCTTAGAAATAAGCCAGACGCTCAAAAAGAAATACGAGATATTGCTGCGCAAATGCTTGATTTGGTTAAAGAAACGAAGAAGTTCCCTCTAACCATACAAGCCTTTGGGGTGTAAAATAGTATGTGCCTACAGAACTAATAAGCCTAATGGGTGGAGCCGCCACAGGCTTCATCTTTCGTTTGATTGCCGCTAAAGCAGAAGAGAGTAGGGCTAGATTTGACCGTATGATGAAGGCTATAGATAAAGCCGATGAATCTGCTGATAAGGCGTCAAAAAGAGATGGTGATGTAGGCAAGATCGTTAGACAGTTTATCGTAGTTTCTGTTATCTTTTCCATAGTCATATCTCCATTTGTTATGGCTATTTTGGGCATTCCAACTTATCTTGAAGTTGATTATAATAATGGTGGTAGTGTTTTAGGTATGATTGGAGATGACGTAACCAGTAAGGCATTCGTTGAAATTTCTGGTAATTTAATTACCGCAGAGATAAGACAGTGCCTTATTGCGATTACTGGATTTTATTTCGGATCAGCGTCAGCCTCAAACAAATCATAACAGGTCTTGACAAAGCTTCTCCGACCTGCTTAACTAAGAGCATGAAGGAAAAGATCAGTCGCACCAATGTTATCAAGTCTCTTGTTGAGATTCCTGCAAAAGCTGATAAGCGCTTTTGGCAAAAAGAGATGGTTCTTCTCAAAAAGCTTGAGAAGATTTACGGTATAGACTTTTTGTCACAAATCCAAGAAGATAAGAAGGTTCCAACATTAGCCTTTTTCTTTGCCGATTGGAAGAAGAAGTTACTTGACGTTGACTACAAGGAGTACTATTATACTCGCCTTCACCAACAAGATCTTTCGTCCCAAGAAAAGATAGGCAAAGACGTAGAGGTTAAAACTAAAAAAACACTTAAACAATTTTTATCATGAGCAAAAAAGCAAAAGAACAAGAGCAAGTTCAAGAAGCTTCGTCTTCAAAGACGTTTTTAAAATCCTTTTTAAAGGATAAGGCAGAGCATCATTACAACTTTGAAGAGTCTATTAATTATAGGGTATCAACTGGATCGCTAAACCTTGATATGCAAACTGGTGGAGGATTAAGCCCCGGTTTACATCGATTCGTAGGCTTTACAGAAGGTGGGAAGACTTCAGCCTCGCTTGAGGTCATGAAGAACTTCTTGGCTACAATTCCTAATTCAAAAGGTTTCTATGTCAAAGCTGAAGGTCGTCTTTCTGACGAAATGCAAAAGCGTTCTGGAATCAAATTCGTCTTTGATCCAGAAGAGTGGGATGTCGGAACATGCTTTGTTTTTGAGTGCAATATCTATGAGACAGTTGTAGAAGGCATGAAAAACTTGGTCATGAGCAATGAAGAAAAGATCAAGTACATGTTTGTAGTTGATTCCGTTGATGGTCTTGTTGCCCAGAACGATGCCGGTAAATCATTCAATGAGGCCCAAAAGGTTGCTGGAGGCGCGGTTATCGCTGGTGCGTTTATGAAGATGACTTCAACTCCTCTTAGCAAGAGAGGTCACATGGCAATCTTCATCTCTCAGGTTCGAAGCGATATTAAGATTGATCCGTATAGCGCCGCTCCAATTCGTCAAACATCAGCAACTGGTGGCAATGCGTTGCTTCACTTCTCTAATTTTATCCTAGAGTTTGAGCCTCGTTTTGAAGGAGATGTGATCTTAAAAGATCCATCTATCAAGAAGAGTGATCCTATTAAAAATCCAATTATTGGACACTGGTGCAAGATTTGCATCAAGAAGAGTCCAAATGAAAAGAGTAAAGTCAGAATTACTTATCCTATTAAGTATGGCCGAATCAACGGAACTTCAGTTTGGCTAGAAAAAGAAATCGTTGATATGCTTATGATGTGGGAAATGGTAACTCGCTCTGGCGCTTGGTATTATTTATCTGAGGATTTTGCAGCTATGCTCAAAGAAAATAACTTTGAGGCTCCAGACAAGTTCCAAGGCGAAAATGCAATCTTTGAGTTTGTGGAATCTAATCCAAATCTTGTAAAGTTCCTGCACAAGTATTTTGTAGATATGATCTCTGCAAAACCAAATGAAGTTTAAAACATTAAACGGTAAAGAACGTTTGCTCAAGAATGCTAAAAAATATATTATTAATTGGCAATCTGAATCTAAAAGCAAACTGCAATGGAGAGTCAAACAGCACTTGCTTCCACTTTGGAAGCATGATGTTGTTTTTGAAGAGCTGAGAATTGTTGGTAGTAGGCTTTCCTTGGACTTTTACAATGCAAATAAAAAAATCGCCGTAGAGGTTCAAGGTAAGCAGCACCAAACTTACAACCCATACTTTCATGGGTCAAACAGACAAAACTGGCTTTCTCAATTAAAAAGAGACGATTTAAAGCTCCAGTTTTGCTTGACAAACGGTATTAAACTGGTAGAAGTATATGAGTCAGACACGTTGTCGGATGAATTCTTTAACCAGCTTTTTTTATGAGCAAAAAACAAAAAGAACAAAAGGAAGAGCCAAAGGACTTTTTATTTCCAACTGAACTTGTAGAACAGGTTTATGAAATTTCTGGTGGAGCGGATTCTTACAAAGGCGTAATCCTTTGTGTCTGCTCTTCGAAAGGAACGCCTCAAATCTTCACAAGGTTTGATTCTATTGTTACTTCACTTGGTATGAAGACGGCTATTGGCCAATGGCTGTCGGATGAAGAAGATAAGATTACGGCTACAGATAACGACTAATGCTTTATTCACTAGAAGTAGAGAAGCAGTTCCTAGCAGGACTGATTCAGTATCCAGAGACTTACTCTGAAATTTGCGATTTCGTTTCGGAATCAGATTTTTATTCCGAAGATACAATCGTTCACAAGACGATTTATCATATTATTCGCAAATGCTTGGAGAGTAATGAGAAGGTTGACGAGATCATTATAGCCCAAAGAATCAAAGAGATCGGTATTTCTTTTAAGGATAATATCGATGTTTTTGATTACTTGAGGTCTTTAGCGATCAGAAAGACTAACAAGACTACTGCGATCTCTGCCGCTAAAGAGATTAAGAAGTATTCTATCAGAAGAGCAATTCATGAGTCTGCTCTTGAGGTAGCAGAGAAAATGAAGAAGATCGCCCCAGACTCTTCTTATCAAAAGATTGTCGAGGAAGCCGACACAACATTTAATAAGATAATTAATATTTATGAGAATAATGAAGAAAAGCCAGTCAACATCTTTGAAGAGATGGAGGCTGTCATTGAAGAGCGCGGCAACAATCCTATTACTGAATTTGGTTTCATGGGGCCATTCCCCACAGTTAATAAGATTTATGGATCTCTTTTACGCCCCGGTAACATTACTGTTGTCGTTGCGCGTTCTGGTGTAGGTAAAACATTACTCGCCTTAAATTATACAACTAAAGTCTCGGCCCAGCATGATGTTCCTGTTCTTCACTTCGATAACGGAGAAATGAGCAAGGAAGAAGTTATCATGCGTCAATGTGCTGCGCTCAGTCATGTTCCGATGCACTTGCTTGAAACTGGTCTTTGGCGCAAGGCTGGCGAGGACGTAGTTGAAAGAGTTCGTTCTACTTGGGATAAGATCAAGAAGCTCAAATTTTATTATTATAATGTCGGAGGCATGACAACCGATCAGATGATTAATAATTTAAAGCGTTTTTATTATTCCAAGGTTGGTCGCGGTAACCCTCTTATCTTTAGTTTTGATTATATCAAGCCTTCTGCCGACGCTGATGGCAACAAGCCAGAGTGGCAAGTGATTGGCGATATGTTGAATAAGTTTAAAAAGACTATTCAGCGCGATATCGTGCAAGATCAAAAGCCGATGATTACAATGTTCACTTCGATTCAGTCTAATCGAAGTGGCATCACTACAAACCGCAATTCCGATGCTATTAACGACGATGAGGGTATCGTATCAATGTCTGACCGCATTACCCATTATTGCTCTCATATGGCTATCTTGCGACCCAAGACGGCTGACGAAAGACAAGAGGAGGGACCAAACTTCGGCTCTCATAAACTGATCTTTGTTAAGAATCGTTTCCTTGGTTCTGATGTTGCTGGTGCAGTTGAATTGGTTAGAATGCCAGACGGCACACTTAAGAAGAATTTTATCAATCTTCAGTTTGAGAATTTTGACATCAAAGAGCGCGGCGATCTTCGCGATATCGTAAATCAGGCAGATACTAACGCAACAACCCTACAAAATTCTGGTGAAGACGATAATGTCCCAAGTTTCAATTGATCCAGTAGTTCTTAAAAGCTCCCTTGAGTCTTTAGGTTATCAGCTTAAAGACTATGGTAGTTATTGGAGAACAAGAGCTTTATATCGCGGCGGCGATAACTCTACTGCATTAAAAATTTATAAGAATAGTGGAGTATGGACAGACTTTGCCACAGGAGGCTCAAAAAGCTATCCGTTTCAAAGGCTTGTCGAATTAACCCTCGACACCAAAGACTCGTATGTCATAAATAAGTATGTAAAATTTGATCCTCAAAATATTATCCATGTACAAAACAAGGAGAAGATTGAGATGGAAAAAATTTACCCAGAGTCGATGCTAGAGAATCTATTGCCTCATCTTGATTTTTATTCCAAGAAGATGATCAGCAAAGACACGCTAGATTTTTATAAATGCGGCTATGCTACATCTGGGCAACTGTTTAGGAGAATCGTATTTCCTATCTACAACCAATTTGGTCAGATTCACGGCTTTTCTGGTCGAGCCGTTTTCTGGGAAAAGGATTCCGAGTTCCCAAAGTGGAAACATATCGGTAAGAGAGCCGATTGGGTTTATCCAGTTAATCTAAAGCGAAATGATGTTTGTGAAGTAAAGGACGAAATCGAAAAGCAGCGTTCTGTTATTATCGTAGAAAGTATTGGCGATAGCATGGCTTTGTTTGAACATGGATATAAAAATAATGTAGTTACTTTTGGCTTGGGCATTTCATCCAAACTCTCTTCTGCTCTTATCGCACTCGACCCAGATAAAATCATTATCGCCTCAAACAATGATTCTGACGGTGAGACTAATCACGGTCTTATTTCTGCTTGTAAAACATTTCTTCAGCTTTCTTCAATCTTTGATTATTCAAAGCTCCAAATCAAACTGCCACTTAAGAACGATTTCTTCGACATGCATCTTGCAACATTTGAAGGAGAGGATAAGATTTTTGACGAATGGAACACAAAGACAATAAACATGGACGCGCAAATCAAAAAGATACATGAAGTTGCAGTTGCTAATAAATTTCCAGATAGCCTCATCAATAGGGCTGAAAAGATTCTGAATGACGCAACCTGAGATCAAACATGTTGCCTTGTCCGCTAGTCGAATCAAAACGCTTGAAAAGTGTAGTTGGTCGTACTGGTGCAACTATATTTTAAAGCTGCCAGAGAAGTCTAATGACGGAGCCAGCAGAGGAAACGTAGTTCACCTTGTGCTTGAGTGTCTTGCAAAACAAAAGAGAAAATCCTACGTCGACACTATCTTAAAAGCTGGTGATATTTTTATAATTAGGTCCATCAAAAAACTTGCGCTAAAACACGCTAGGAAACTTAAAGTCTCTGATCCAGATAATGTCGAACTAATCAGAGAAATGACGTTGACTGCTTTGAAATACGACTTTTGGGGTGATGCGGAAAAGGCTCCCGCGCAAGACTTGCAAGAAAGAGACTTTGACATAACGGTAAATAAAAAAGATAAAAAATATAGGATCAAAGGGTTTATTGATCGCCAATTTATTTATGATGATGGCACTTCGGTAGTTAGAGACTATAAAACTAGCAAAGCTGTATTTGCTGGCAAGGATGCGGAAGATAACATGCAGCATATGATTTATATTCTTGCATCCAAGAAACTTGATCCAAAACATAAGGCTTCAATGGAGTTTTTGTTTCTTAAGTTTGATTTAAAAGATAAGACAAAGAACGGTGGCTTATTGAAGATGGAGCCACCGAATAAAAATGAACTAAGCGAATTTGAAAACCATTTAACTGAGGTTCAAAAGGTTGTTGATAATTTTTCCGAATCTGATGCCTATTCTAATTTTGCAGCCGATAAGCCAATGCCTTCAGATGGCTCGTTCAGTGGCAAATTAGCCTGTGGCTTTGCCAAGTACAAGGGTCAATTGAAGAAAGACGGCAATCCAATGTGGCATTGCCCATATAAATTTGGGTTTAATTATTACGCCTTGAGAGACAAAGATAATAAAATAATTAAAACTTTCCTAGAAGAAGATATGGACGATGCGTTTAAAATCGCCAAGCAAGACGAAAAAGTTACCAAAGAAGCTTATCTTGGATGCCCAAAGCACTTGACATCCTAGACATACCTGCTAGGATAGTGGTATGATTCCACTATTCAAGTCGCACTTCTCATTTGGCAGAAGCATCCTTACTCTGAATGAACCTGAGAAACAGAAGCAAGACGGTCCTGACAGCATTATCTCAATAGCGCTTGATAATGGGCTCAAGGAAATTTACTTAGTCGAAGATTCGCTGACTGGGTTTTTGACAGCTTTTAAGAATTGTCAAAAGCATAATATCCAGTTAAAGTTTGGTCTCAGGATGCAAGTTTGCAACAGTTACGAATCAGCCGATTCGTCTACCCACAGATTAGTTTTATTTGCCTTAAATGATTCTGGATTTAAGGACATCAATAAAATTTATACTTTTGCGAATACAGAAAAAGAATCAGTTATCTCTAACGCTGATTTGGTTCAACGCTTAACAGATAATATTTTAATTGCTGTGCCGTTCTATGACTCTTATATCTGGAAGAATAAATACACATTTTCAAATTGTATGCCGGACTTTTTAGATAATAAAGATGTGATTTATTTTGCGGAAGATAACAAACTGCCATTCGATAAGATCACTGGCGATTTTCTAAGGTCTAGATTTAAAGAAAAAGTAGTAGAAGCCAAGTCTATTTATTATAAAAATCGCGAAGACTTTCCAGCTTGGGTTACATATAAGATAGCTTGTAATAGAAACATGGGGAAGAATCAAAGTCTTTCTGCGCCAGAACTTAGTGGCTGTGGCAGCAAAGATTTTTGTTTCCAGTCTTGGAAGGAGGCATCATGAATAATCTTTTAAAACAAAAAATTAATCAGAAGTTCGTAGTATTCGACACTGAAACAGAAGGTTTGTCTTTGACCGATTCTCGTCCTTGGCAGCTATCTTGGATCGTATGTAAAGGAGAAGAGATTCTGGAAGAGCATGATGAGTTTGTGTTCTATGACGACCTTAATGTATCTGAAGAAGCCGCTAGGATAACAGGCTTCAATAAAGAAAAGTATATCTCTAGGGCAAAACCCCCAATGGAAGTATGGAAAAACTTTGCTAATTATTTATACGACGATAGCAACATTCTTGTTGGGCAAAATGTCCTTGGCTATGATATTTATATATTAAATACAATGATGCGTGGCATAGGTATGCAAAATGATTGGAGTTTTATAAACAGAATGCTTGACACTAAAGCCTTAGCTACGGCATTGTTTAAAGACATAAAGCCGTCTGGAGATTTGCTCTCTTGGCAAATGAAACTCATGAACCATAGAGAGAAAGGTCTAAAAACAAGCCAAGGCTTTTTGCTCAAACAGTTTGGAATTGACCATGATCCTTCAAAGCTGCACGACGCTTTGTATGATATTCAAATGAATTATAAGATTTTCCGTAAGCTAATCATGCAGGTTGATGTATGAATAATTTATTAAACTCATTTCAAAAATACGAACATCCTGTTCCTCCTGGTGTTCGCCTCCCAGAGATTAAAATTGATGCTAGATATTACGAACAACTTGGCATCGATCCTTCAGTTTCAAACGTAGAGTTTCTGCGTCAACTCTGCTTAAGGGCGGTTAAAACAAAGGGCATAGATAAACTATCTAATAAGAAAGACTATTATGAAAGAGCAAAATACGAATTGGCAATCTTTGAAGAACTTGGTTTCGTTGACTACGTTCTGCTTAACTGGGACATTCTTAATTACGCTCATGAGCACAATATTCCTACTGGCTATGGCCGTGGTTCTGCGGCTGGCTCTCTCATTCTTTTTCTAATTGGCGTTACTAATGTAGATCCAATCAAGAATGGTTTGTTCTTTGAGCGATTCGTTTCAAAGAGTCGCGCCAAGAAGATTGTAGTGGATGGTGTTACTTATCTTGACGGATCGCTGATGCCTGATGTTGATAATGATATTGAATTCTCAAAGCGTCAGGAAGTAATCAGTTATATTAAAACTAAATATGCCGGTAAGACTTGCAAGATTCTTACCATGAATACTCTTACTGGTAAACTCTGCATTAAAGAGTGTGGTAAGATCGTAGGAGAGATGTCGGAGGACGAAGTTAATGCTGTCAGCGATATTATCCCTAAGCAATTCGGCAAGGTCTTTGCTTTGAAGGATGCCTATGAAGAAAGCGAACAGTTTAAAGCTTTCTGTGACAAGAATCCAAAGATTTATAAGATCGCCAAGAAGATTGAAGGTTTAAATAAGAATACTGGCGTTCACCCGTCTGGTATTTCTATCTCGTATTACAATAACGAAGATATTATGCCATTGCAAAAGACAGGCGATGGTGAGATTGTTTCTGCCTACGACATGAACAATGTGTCAGAAATTACCGTTAAGTTCGATATCCTTGGGTTGAGAACTTTGACTGTTGTTTATGATACTTGCCAAAGACTTGGCTTAGATTTCAAGAATCTTGATTTTGATAACTCGTCTACATATAAGTTCTTACAAGACCTATCTAATCCCAAGGGTCTATTCCAAATCGAAGCGAATACTAACTTCCATGTTTGTAAAAAGGTAAAGCCAAGGAATATGCTTGAATTGGCGTGTGTTCTTTCGCTTGCTCGCCCAGGTGCTTTGGACTTCCTAGATCAATACGCAAGATATGTTGCTACTGGTCAATTCCAATCAGTACATCCTTTCTTTGATGATATTCTCGGTATTACTGGTGGCATCCCAATCTTCCAAGAGCAGTTGATGAAGATGATCGTTAAAGTAGGATTTACTCTTGATGAAGCTGAAACTGTACGCCGCATCGTAGGCAAAAAGAAAGTTAGTGAAATGCCAGCTTGGCAACAGAAGATCAGAGAGAAGGTCGCGTCTAATAATCTGGAGCCAGCAATCGCGGATGTTCTATGGAAAGTCGCTGAAGATAGCGCGAACTATTCTTTTAACGCATCCCACGCCGTATCTTACGCTACTCTTTCTGCATTAACTACTTACCTTAAGTTTAATCATCCAAAAGAATTCTTTTTGGCTTTGTTAAGGTCTTCTAAACATGAGCCAAATCCACACGAAGAAATCGAAGCAATCTCACAGGAACTTTCATTCTTTAATATCAGGCTGCTCCCACCAGATCTTTCTAAGTCAAAAGCTGACTTTGAAATTGAAGGTGACAATATCCGATTTGGCTTAAATGCGATTAAAGGAGTATCTGACAAAGTGCTGACCCATCTGCTTGAGTTTAGACAAGAAGAATTTGCAAATAAAATTGACTGCTTTGACGGAGCTAAGGAAGCAGGAGTTAATATCGGCGTCTTATCATCTTTGATTCAAGCTGGTACGCTTTCTAGCTTTAGTGAAAAGCGTTGCCGCCTCGTTCTTGAGGCTCAGACTTATAATGTATTAACAGATAGAGAAAAGCGCAACGTTAAACTAGTTGCCCCCAAGTATGATCATGATGTATTAAACACCATTGCTGATTTAGTTAAAAATAAATCCGTTGGAGATGATGGCAAGCCCTTCATGAAAGAAACGCGCTTTGAAACATTTAAAAATAAGTATGAGCCGTACAAGAAGATTTATGATATGAATAAAAAATACGAGAAGTTTGCCAATTGGTTTTTTGAAAAACGCCTTCTCGGTTACAGCTATACTCATAAATTAAAAGAAGTTTTTAATGATGGAGAAGATAGACTTCATAATACTTATGAGGCTTCTCAGGTTGATTTGCGCCAGAACGTAAAAATGGTTGGGATAGTCAAAGAGGCTCGCAAAAAGGTTAGTCGTGCTGGTCGTCCATATTTATTAGTTAAAATTTCTGATGAGTATGGTCAAATGACTTGCCGCCTCACAGATGGTGGCAGGGATGATAAGTTTACCCAGTACTATGAGGGTGGAGGTAAAACACCCAAAGAAGATGATATCGTTGTTCTCTACGGTTCAAAAGCCGACGATTCAATCTTTCTAAATGGCTTGACAATTCTCACAGAAAAGATATACACAAAGTTATCGCAGATCGAAACTTAAGTGTAAAAATGAATACGGTGCAAGACATCAACTTTACTCCTAAAGTCAGAAGAGCTTTAGATGTTGCCAAACAACGCTGTGCTGAAAATAATCAGCCAGAAATAACTGATGAATTTTTATTACATGCGATTCTGTTCTCAGAATCCATGATCGTCAATCTCGTATTTCAATCTATCTCAGTAGAGATTAAAGATGTAATTCTAACACTGTCTAAAACGCTACCTTCAAGTAAGAAAAAAATAGCCGTTGGATCAATTAAATATAGCCCAAATGTAGTTAAAGTAATTAATGAGTCATACGCTATCTCGCAAAGTTTTAAACAGAACTATACTGGAATAGAGCATGTTTTTTTATCTCTGCTTCGTAATTCAGAGACGATAAGAAAGTTCTTCAAGAAGAATGGAGTTGACGTAGGCTTTATCTCCGAAAAGGTCGAGAAAGAGTGCAAGATGCTTTCTAATCCAGTAAAAAAGCCTATTCAGCAAAAAGGTCAGTCTCAGCAGAACAGTGCCATTTCTGCATTTTGTTCAGATTATAATCAAATGGCGAATGAGGAAAGTTTTGATAATATTTTCTTTAGGGAAAAAGAGGTTGCCAAAATGTCCGAAGTTCTTTGCAGAAAGCAAAAGAAAAATGTAATTTTAATTGGAGAACCTGGCGTTGGAAAGAGCGCGGTAGTAGGATTACTAGCCAAGAAAATTGTTTCCTGTGAATGCACAGAGTTTCTTTTAAATAAAAAGATTATATCTCTTAATCTTTCTGCTCTTATTGCTGGCACGAAACTTCGCGGTGAATTTGAGGAGCGTCTGGTTAAGACGATGGAAGAAATCAAGAATATGGGCAACGTTATTGTTTTCATCGATGAAGTCCATAATGTTATTGGCATGGGCAACGATGCTGGCTCTATGGATGCCGCTAATATTCTAAAACAGTATCTTACCACAGATGAGATGGGTTTTATTGCCGCCACCACGCAGACTGAATATGAAAAATATTTTGTTAAAGATGGCGCAATGAATCGTCGCTTTGAGCCGATTTTTGTTTGCGAACCCTCAAAAGAAGAGACCTTTAAAATCTTAAAGTCCCTAAAAGGATTCTATGAAAAGTTTCATATGATCCATTATAGCGACAATGTTATTACTGACATCGTTAATCTTTGTGAGAAGTATATTCCTTCCCGCAGATTTCCAGATAAGGCTATTGATTTAATGGATCAGGTAGGAGCTAAAGTAAAGATTAAATCATTTTCTCGCCCACAGGAGATTAAGGATATTGAAAAGCTAATTGTGGAATTTGAAAAGCTTGCTCCAGACGACGTAAAAGAAAATCATCTTACTGATATTATTAAAGATTATGAAGTTAAATACGATGATTGGGCAGAGTCAGTAAAAGGTAGAATATTTAAAGTTAAAACCAAAGATGTTTATGAGGCGCTGTCAGATAAGATTGGCAAGTTTATTGATAACAAATCAAATAACGATGGTATTAAAAATATTCTATCTAACTTAAAAAAGCATGTTTTTGGTCAGGACGAAGCTCTGAAAAAGATTTCTGACTGCGTTCTTAGAAGCTCCTTTGGTTTAGCGAAGTCAACCAAGCCACTCGGCAACTTCATGTTTATCGGTCCAACGGGATCTGGTAAGACGCATCTAGCTAGAACTTTAGCAAAGCAAGGCTTTGGAGATGAGGCTAATCTTTGTGTTATTGATATGTCGGAGTTTATGGAGCAGCATTCGGTCTCTAAATTAATTGGCTCACCTCCAGGTTATGTTGGTCATGGAGAAGCGAGCATTTTATGGTCGCATCTAGACAAGCATCCCTCTTCCGTATTTCTTTTTGACGAAATTGAAAAAGCTCATCCAGATGTAGTTAATGTTCTTCTGCAAATTATGGATAGCGGTCAGCTTACCGATTCTATGGGAAGAAAGATGAGCTTTAAGAACTCTATCATTATCATGACTGGCAATGTTGGATTCCAAATCAACGATAATAAAAAGATTGGATTTGGCGCAATACCCAACGAAAAACCAAGTAAAGATTCAGTTCTTGAGAATTTAAAAAGATTTTTTAGACCAGAGTTTTTGGCTAGATTAAATGATATCGTTATTTTCGATGAGCTTAAGAGAGAGTCTCTTGTAAAAATCGCTGAGACAGAACTTAATCAAATTAAGGAATCATTAAAACAAAATGAAACATCCATTTCATTTTCTAATGAACTTGTTGATTTTATTATTAATAATACAAAAGACAGCAATACCGGAGCTAGAAAAATCATTTTCTTTATTGAAAATGAATTAAAGACTAAGATAGTGGACATTCTTTCCATCAATAATTATAATCAAATTAGGGTTTCTGTTAAAAATAACGAAATTCATATAGATGGAAAAACAAAGAAATCATTTGCAGTTTGTAAAAACTGACAAGACTCTTCTCCCAATTGAAGAAGAGTTTTTGTTATCAGTAAAAAATAAAATCGAATCTCAAACTGGAGAAAAAATTTTAAAATGGGAAAAGTATTATACTCATCCTATTTATGACTGCTTTTTAATCAATGTCAATAACCGACCTTTATTGACAAAGGTTAATCTTTCGCCAGACCTTCCAAATTTTTGGAAGGAGCTTTGGGATAATAAGTTTGAGTTCCATCCCAATATTATCTGTCACTCAGATGATTCTGATGAGTTTCAATTTATATGTTTTGAGGTGCCGAAGGGCATTTTCTTTTCAGACATATCTAATTATCCTCTCAGTAAGAAGCTTGATATTCAAAAGCATTTTATCTCTACAGTAGATTCTATGCATAAAATTAAATTACTTAACGTAGATAATACATTAAGTACATTCGATTCTATGCTCCCAAGAGAATCTATGTCTGTATTCAAAACTTATCCTGTAGTAAGCCTATTCGCTTCTGCAAAAATTCTTTTCAAAAAAACGTACAAACCAAATACAGATCATTGTGGGCTTTGTCATTTTGATCTTGCATTAGAAAATATAATATACACTGGTACAGATATTAAATTAATTAATTTTGAATACGCAGCCAATGCTAATATTTATTTAGACATTTGGTTAGCTAAAGAAACTCTTAATTGCTCTGATTCAGTATTTGATAATATAACGGAATTAATGAGCAAGGATACTCAAAAAACTCTTTACGAATACAAAGAAGCGGCGCAGCTATTTAATTTTGCTTATTTTAATTCAAAAATCTTAGCCGAATACATGACCTTTGGATTAAGAAATCCTATTAAACTTAAAGAGTGGATTAATAAATCGGAAACGTGTTATTTAAAAATTCAAGATAAACTTTTTGTTGACAAATCTATTGACAAATTAATCAGAGACTTCTATTATCTGTGGCATTAACTATGAATAATACACGCTCAAATCGCGCACTTAATACGATTCGTCGCACTAGTGGACGTTTCTTTGGCCTTGAGACTTCAACTGAAGTCATCAATGCTCGTCTTGTCAACTTTGGCCCCTCTCTCATCACTGTAGAGGATCGCAACACTGGCCGCAACCGTCGATTCGCTAAGAATCAGGTTAAGGCTGTGACCTTCCAAGGGTCAAGATATACAAACTCCCGATAACAAAAACCCCCGAGAAATCGGGGGTTTTTTATTAAATATCTGTGTAAATACAAATATGCCAATCCCAACACCTAAAAAGAATCAAGAAGAGGATCAATTTATTGCCTCCTGTATGTCTTCAGAGACTATGCTGAAAGAATATCCCAATCAAAAACAAAGAGCCGCGATCTGTTATTCACAATTCCGTCGCAAAAAGAAAAAGAACGAAGGCTCTATGGACGAGACAAAGTGGGATGAAAATGATGTTTCTAAAGTTATTATAGAATAAATTTAAACTACCATGATCACTTATAGATGGGAATTTCCCGCTTTAGACTGTGCTCCACTTGAGAGTGGATTAGCTGATGTAATTAAAACAATTCACTGGAGAATTACTGCCATTGAGCCAAAGAATACTGGAGAACTTGCTAGTGGAGAATCTCCCGAATATTATTTTGCTTCAAGCATTGGCACGGTGTCTCTTGATCCTGTAACTGATACAGGAGCCTTCGTCGCATTCGATGCGGTTACTACTGGAATGGCCGCAGAATGGGTCTCGTCAAAGATCAATGTAACTGGGGAATTTGGCATTCAGTCTGGCCTTGCCGCAGAAATTGAGCGTCAAAAGAATCCCCCAATTGTTCGCAAGCAGATTGGTATTTCTGGCTCTTTCCCTGTTTAATATAAATATCTAAATAGACTTTAAAGGCGCGCAGAAATGTGCGCCTTTTTTGTTTATTTATGTTTAATTTTAAGTATGGTAGTTTATAATTTTGACTACCATGCGTCTTAACTTTTATAAACCTAATAGATCAAATACTGGAACTGCGTTATCGTTTAACGTATCATACAAAGATAAGGATCAAACCAAGGGCGAGGGTCCAGACCTTTATGTAAGTTTTGTGAAACAGGCTGGCTGGAATGACGAAACAAAGAAGGGGTCTTTCTCGGAGAATGCAAAGAATCCAGAAAAGACCGCTGCGTTAAAACTTAATCAAGTTGAGGCTGCATCAATGATTCGCGCTGTCAGGCAATCAGCTAAGTTTTCTACTGTTCATGCTTATCAAGGCTCTACCACCTCAATTATGTTTGGGCCTTATGTAAAGAAGAGTGGGGATAATGCCTTTTCATTTTCTATTAAAAAGGGAGAACAATCTTTTTTAATTGGCTTTGAACTTGGTGAAGCTGAACTTGTAGCTCAATACCTAGAGAACTATCTTCGTAAAAGCTTTGAAGTTGCCGAATGAAAAAGACTGTAGTATTCCACAGTAATCATAGCCGAATTTTTACAGGCTTCGGCAAGAACATGAAAAATGTTCTTAGATATCTTTATAAGACTGGCAAATATAATCTTATTGAGTTCGCTAATACAAAATCAAAAGATGCGCCAGAATTAAAAACTTTACCTTGGAAAGCTGTAGGAACACTACCAGACTCAAATAAACTTCAAGAAATTGCGTCAGATCAATCTAAATTAAGGATAGCTACATATGGACTTAACGAAATAGATTCTCTGATCAAGGAATTCAAGCCAGACTTTTATATCGGAATAGAAGATATTTGGGCCTTGTCGCCATTAGTTGAAAAGAAATGGTGGAACGATAATTGTATGATTTGGACAACTCTTGATTCAGTACCACTTTATACAGATGCAATAAAGATTATTCCAAAAGTTAAAAATTATTATGCTTGGGCTTCTTTTGCTGGTAAAGAAGCAGAGCGTCTTGGATATCCTAAAGGCTCCATTAAAACATTAAGAGGAGCCACAGAAACTTCTTCGTTTTATAGATTAAGCGACGAAGATCGCCTTTCTCTTAGAAAAGAATTTAGCCTTTCTGATGAATTCATTATCGGATTCGTTTTCAGAAATCAATTGAGAAAAAGTGTTCCTAATCTTTTGCAGGGATTTAAATTATTCAAAGAAAAGAATCCTAAATCAAAAGCTAAACTTTTGTTGCACACTCACTGGGCCGAAGGCTGGGATATCCAAAAACTTATCAAAGATAATGAATTAAAAAATGAAGATATTTTAACTACATATTTTTGCAAAAAGTGCAAGCAGTTTGAAGTTAAGCCCTTTGAGGGTCAAAAAATCAGTTGCAAATTTTGCGGCGGCAAAGATACCGTAGAAACTACTAATATTTCAAATGGAGTAAGCGAGGCTCAACTTAATGAAGTTTATAATTTAATGGATGTATATTG